GCCGGTGCTCCATTCTCCTTCTTCCACTCCATCATTGTTGCTTAGTTTCCAATACCCTCCTTAAAAACATTTCTAAATGCTTCAAATTTATTCTTACCAAATCCAAACAATGGCTTTGTGTAATCTGTGTACAAATGGCAGAACCATCCCCTACCATGAATTAGATCACGTCCTTTGTATAAGTAAATTCTCGATCCGTGAATTTCTTTATAGCAAGCCTTATCGTATCCGTGTTTTTTAATTTCACTCATGGCTGCTTAGTATAGATAACCCATTTATCATGCACAATACTAAATGAAGTAGACGCAGGATTTTTTGTGCCCGTATACGTTACCCGAAATTTATGCGTACCATTAACTGGTGCAGCTGCACTTGTCCAAAATAATGTTGAAGGATTATCTGTATTGGGTCCGTATGTATCAACGTTTGCTATTGCTCCACCATCCGTTGTAATAGAAACTATACCATGATTATTTCTACGCTCACCCCACCATTCTACCTTATAACAAACGCAAGTTAATTCAACGTATGCTCCTACCTGTATGCCCTCTACAAAAGATACGGTATTTGCATAATGATTTGCATTCCATGTTTGTCCTTTCATATGCGCCCACGCTGTTGAACTATAAACGTTATCACTTAACCTAGTAGCAGGCAAGTAAGTTTGGTTCGGTACTATAGTATAATCATCCATTACAGAAACTAAATCAGGCTTGGGTGCTGGTGGTAATCGTTTCTTAAATGTAACTACCACATCAAATGTATCCGGGTCCGGTCCAATCATATAACGATACGCTGTATCATATCCGTCATATAATTTATATTTAACCGTTAGCCCGTCCGTTACTTGAATATGCTTAGGCGTCCACGATCGTGTGATCTCTCCAATCTTATAACCTTGTGCATACGATGCCATTGTGAATAGAGATAAAATTAAAATTAGTTTAAGTTGTTTCATAGCCTATGATTTAGTTTTTGATTCAAGTATTACCGTTAATAAATTTTCTGCGAAATCATCATCGCTTGTTCCTATATGTATCTTAACATCCTTCTCCATTAATTTTATATTCTGCTTTGCTGCTCTTAACAAATGCTCATCCATAAAGTCTCGCATAATAATTGACATATCATCTATATCTTCTGTTGCTTCCTTAGTCAACTTATAATGTGTAGCAAACTTAAACGGCCTATATATAATAGCATCAGTAAAACTAACTGGATTAGATGCAGACCATACTACATTATCCGCGGTCATCGCTTCGTCTATAATAACTGGTGCCAGTGCAACGGCTGCTATAGACGCTGCTGCCTTACGCAAAAATTGTTTACGATTCATTCACGTTCTATTTTAGTTACCCTTTCAATTTCCCTATAAATAAACACGTCCAATATACCACACGTTATTAATTCGTGCTTATCCATCTTATATATCTCTTCAACTCTTTTATCTAACTCAGCTTCTGTTTTAAACTCTTCATAGTGAATGCCTCCACCATTATCCGCCCAATCAAAATACTCATATACTAATATTATCTTTTTCATTTTGCTTCGTGTTTGGAGAGGCAAAAATGAATTCTTTCCTGTGTTATTGGTAGAAGGAATAACTCTTTTTCTAATTGTTTTAGCATATCCACCAGTTCCGCCTTGTCGGCTTGGCCTTCGATGTAACCGGCAATGAAGTCTTCCTTGCATAAACTCATTTCAGGAAGCCATGCGCTGTACCCAAATTTCCTTAAAGTGTATTCCTGAGCGCGTTTTTGAATTTCTTCTTTTGTCATCTCTGTTTAGTTTAGTTTCATTTTGTTTCGTGTTTGGAGAGAAGGGAACCAATTGTTTCTAAAGTTGCAGGTGATAGGTGTGCCCCGGTCTTAACGTGATAAATATCCGCTTTAATCAGTTTTAAAACCTCAATCATTTCCGCTTTGTCGGCCTGTAGTTCATCTATCCATTTCTTCAAATGTAAATCACCTTCCTTCAGTCGCTCGTTCTCAGCTAAATATTCCTTTGCGGTATAATTTAATATGGCATAACTTTCTTTCCATTCTTCTACTTCTGCCTTGAGCGCAGCAAACTCTTCAAATTGATTTGTACTCATAACTATAGATGGTTGATACGGTCCATTGTTGTTCATAGTGGTAATATTAATTTTTTGCCCTGTGCCATCTTTATCGCAAGTACCTTATAGTAGTCAGTTATATTATCATCCAACCTCTGCTCTCTCTGCGCTCTCATTTTTTCAACTGACTTACGTAATCCATCATTAGCATATTTAAGATAGCCTTCACTTGCTTGTTGCATTCGCCGAGCAAGAATTTCATTTATGCGGTCTTGTGTCTTGCTCATTGTTCTTAACTTTATTTGCGTACATCATTTTCTTGCCCTGTCTCGTGAGCTCATTCTTGCACACTACCTTCGTGTACTTAGTGTTTTCCGTTGTTTGATTTGCCATTGGATAGTTGTTTAATCTGTTATAAATAGTTTAGTGTTTACCGTTAGCCTTACCGTTAGTTAATTGTTTACTTGATAATAGTTCGTGTTCGATATCTATAGCCTCTAGCTCAGCCTTGACTTGTTCGACTAATGTTTTATGTTCGTTATCTATTACGTTTATTGTGAGTGAGACAGAATTACCATACATAGCAGGTACGTCTTTCTTCAAACCAAGGTCGTATGCAATAAGGTTACCATTAAAGGTACCAACACTGGCCCCTTCGAATTTTTGTGTTTTGATAATCTCGTCAATATTGTCAATGACCGTTACAAATTCTTCATCCTCATGACGTCCAGCCTTGAACTGAGATCTGAAGGATGCAAAGTACCTTGAACTAACACCAACATGTGAACACAGGCCTGACCATGTGAATGGCCTACCTAAAGGCACTTCAACAAGTCCATAACCCTTTCCACGATTCTTCCATTCTCTCTGTATCCATGGGTTATCATTACACCACTTAAAATAATCCTCAGCTGCATGGGCCATAGCTTCTGGAGTTTCAAATGCCTTGGGCTTACCAGGTCCATAATGTATATTAGCCAAATACTTCCTATCATCTCCCTTGATAGCAAACTTACCATAGTTAACTCCTATACCATCAGTTGCCTTAGGCTGTCTCTTAACCTTAAACTTTCGTTTCTTCCTCTTAACTTTTACTGCCATTAGAACGGTACTTTATTTGGATCAATAATTTCTTCGGGTTCTGGAACATATACAAACCCAGTCTCGTGATAATAGTCTTCCCAGAATGTATCTCTGATTTGACTATCCTTCATAGCGTTGGCACTTCTTGAGATCATTCTTATATTACCATCCACATATCCTAATGGACTTACCTTCCTATCTATAGTCATATCGTCTGGTCCCATCCCCTTTAACTTAATGTAGTTAGTTTTCTTACAGAACTCTTTAAAGAATTGGAAAGTAAGTTCAAATATTCTACCTCTCCGTTTTGCGTTACTCTTAAGACAATTATACGCATACCTTATAGGATTCTTTTTCCTTGCCTTCCTTGATCTACACGATGCGCATAACTTCCTACCCATACTGGGGTTTTTACAATTCTTAGTAGAACACTTCATACACGTTCTACAATTAATCTTACCCCCAACTTATTTTGCCAATACTTTCGCTTCAACTCATGATCGTCAAAGCCCTCTCTAAATTCCTTTGCTTCAATCTTTGCTCCAAGTAAGCCATCACTTGTTACATACATGCGTATCTGGTTAGATGCTTCCAAACGCAATATGTATCTCTTTGCTCGTAGCCATACTTTGTAGATTCCACGTATCTCTGTAATCTTTTTGCGCTGTCGGTGTATCTTCCTATATGGAAGCGGTTCACCTATGACCTCTTGTTTCTTCATGTAAAGTTAAAATTTTATTTAATCATTTCCTACCTGCATTTTTTTGTATCTTTTTTGCTTTCCCCTCCCCAAACCCCACCAGCGCCGATGTCGTCGCAACGTCGAAAATCGGGGTGAGACAGTAAAGAGGTAAAAAGTCAAACACTTATATACACCACTTATAGTATTACCTAGTATTAGTATTATATATATATAGTGTCTCAGTGTCTCAGGTATATCTGCGAATAAAACAGGCTGGAAACGAAGTTTCTGTGAGACGTTTGAGACGGCAA